AAAGTCCTCATGAACAGTGTTTCGAAAGAATATCTGCGAACAAAAATTAACTTCTAGAGGGGTATGGGTCTGTACATCAGTATGAACAAATCCTAATCCTGTACTGAATTCAAATTTGCAACCCTTAGGGAAAATACCGAAACAATCGTCTCCATTCGTAGAATGTGTGACGCTATTGTCGGATTGCATCCATAGGTTAATGTTGCTAGCTATCTCCAGTAGGTGCACACTGAGACCAGAGTCAACACGAGCCAATGAAGCCCGCTCATCTGAGTTCTGCAGGTGCGTTGTGGACTTGCCAGACAATACAATAAAGAAGGGAAGGCTGTGGATTATTCCATCACTGTCGAGGATCATCGTAAGGAGTTCTGCCATCATATAGCACGTCTGCAACTTGCGATGAAACTCCGTGGCTTTAGCTCTATCCATGTAGGCCTTATGCCACGCAATGTGCATCCAACTTCTGCCTTGATATTCCCAACCCTGTATATCATCTGAAACGATGTCGCAATGCCCTGGTTTCCGGTGGCGCAGTTTATCAAAAAATTGAGTAAACTTACCGAGCCCAGCAGGACTGTAAAAATCAATCCCAACCTTATGGCTAGCGACACCCCAAGATTCCTTAACGGAATTGATGTAGTCACCAAATAAAATCCTGGAAATCATGTTCATTATGAGTGAGGCTCCGTAAATATTTCTTGCAACTTTACTGAGCGGTGTAGGCTCACCTTTTATAAACACTTTCGCCAGGTGCGTGTGTCCCGACCAAAAATACTTCAACCTCGTAGCTGGGTCTAAGTAATCTAGGTCTTCGTAAAGCGGCTCCTCAATCCACAATCTGAGCGTTCTATTCACATCCTCATACAACTCCAAGAGATCAACCTCTCGATTGGTGTTGCAATCAAAATAAGGAAAACCAGGTGTAGACTTAAGGTTGATATGGGTCCATGCTCTATTGAACACGTCCAATCTAAGATTACCTAAGCTATCAAACACTTGGTGCTCTTCAAACGTTTTGGGTGCCTCCCGCTGTGCAAAGATCGCTTTCATTGCTTCGGAGTACTTTCTGAGCCCTTCTTCATCGGGGGTTCGTTCTTTTCCTTCTTCGAAGCGCGTCTCTTGCGCCCTCTCGATGTAGAATCTGAGACGACCTCGCTCGACAGAACCACCCCTTGCTGGGGTTCTGAGGTTCCAGAGCTTGTCGATCTGCTCTCGGTAATGGTAGTAGAGTTCTCTTGCGGCTGGACAGGCGTCCTCTTCTCGCCCTTCGTAGATGGGTCCGAAGATACGTTCAACTGTCTCGTCGCGCTTAGCTGACTTTCCAGTTCTTTTACCTGCTGATTCAAGCTTCGCAATTCCAAAACCAAGGTCTCCAACGAGATTCCACGGGATTGCGGTGGTACTTCTAACGCCCCTACCGCCGGCGACTTGGAGTTTAACTGTGTTTGGAACTCCGGTGGGATAGAATCAGCCGATTCCTTCTTATCAACTAACTCTTCCTCAGAGGGCAAGGCTGCTACATAATTATCAACCAGCTTTTCAAGCTTCTTCTTCAAAGCCGCTGGGATGTAATGTCTACGCTTCCCGCTCTCGAGTACAAAGTCGTCGTCCTCGAACTGACTCCACTTCTTACCTCTCCTTTTCGCAGCATTCTTAATCATGTCGCTAAAGGACTCAGCATACCCTTGGTCATCCCTGTGCTCTCCTCTCATTCTTCGTTCTCTGGCATCTTCTTCGTCTTCTTCCCTAAGCTTAGCAAGATCTCTGGCACGTTTGTCGTCGTTGTCGAGAGCTGGCGCGCTTTCGGTTTGTAGGCCGTCGAGGATAGGTTTGAAAGCTCTAGCCCGTTCGTCGTATAGTTTTCTAACTTCTGGTATAAAGTAAGGAATCTGTGCGACGTTTCGGGAAAATTTAGTTGCCCCACCCAAGTGAATTGCAACGACCTTCCCCTTCTGCAAAACGCAAAAGCCTGAGTCACCTCCTGAGGTATTCGATGCCGTGAGGATAAGGGTTGGATCAGGGACCAGTCCGTATTGCGTCTCGTAAAAATCAGGACGGACGAACTGTTCAGTGTAGGTCCCATCATCACGTCGATGAAAAATCTGAACGTTTGTTTGTTGGTTGTACATACCCCACTTGAGTCCCTTGACTCCGAATACGCTGCCGATACCACTATTTCTAGCAATTGCTGTGTCGAATTGGGTACCGCCGATATTCTTAACCTGCACATCAAAGTTGACCTTAAGTAATCGTTCCACCCCTGGAATCCCGACACGAATATCGGCGATTCTATGTAATTCATGGATGGTACAATAGGCGTCATTGTCGACCAAAAACCCGTGGCCAAGCAATGCGTATCGGTCGGCTTCGGTGCCGAGTCTACCGTAAACGATGAACGTTCCCTTAGGGATACCTCCTCCGAGTGGATAAACATGGTCGTCTCCAAAGGCTCCTTCCGGCCTGTCAACGTGTCCAGTGCTATGCACCCGTTCAATGCTTGGGTCAACAAAGACATTCTTACTGAGGACGTTATCGATCTTATTCAACTTATAGACCTGCTCATTAACAGAAGTAGGAACGACTATATGAACTTTTGGGCAAAACAACCAGATCACCGACGCCCTATAGAAGGCCGCGCAGTTCGTAATGGTCCAAATAAGATTCTCTGCAATCCAATACAAACACTTGGCAAAAGCACAAGTAATGCAAAGATAAAATACAAGCTCAATCCACGTAGTTCCGTTTGGTTCAAGAACGTGTTGTTCGAACTCACGCGCAACATAGATCGTGCCTGACAAGATAGTCTTAATCAAGTCGTAGGTCTGAAAAATGGCGTTGGCCAACAGGTACAAGAGCGCTGACACCAAAGTATTAACAATGGTGCGCGTCGTCTGGTTATACCCGATAAGATTTCCCATCGTTTGTTGTATTAACCGTATACGTCAAGTAAGGCGTTCTCTCTAAATTATAACCCGACGAAAGAAACTTCAGGAATTCTACAGTGAACCTTAGCAAAAGTCCCAAAAAGCAACCTAAGCACCAGCAACTGCACAAAAAGACAGTCCAATAAAATATTGTAAAAATCACAAAAATTAGCTTGTCTTTGAGGTTTAAACCTGCAAAAATAGCTCTATCTCGCTCCAACTGTCTTTGGATTTCTTCCCGATCCATTCGGTATAAACTACCTGTTTTAGTTTGAATTATTAGTTCAAAC